GTGACAGCGGTATATGTGAAGGACTCGGACATGCCGCTCTGGGAGCGTGCCGTGGAGTACGCGGATGAGCACCGGCTGAAGATGAGCGGGCTGCTGCTGCTCGCGCTTGAGCGGTACCTGGACGAGCAGGAGCGTCTCGACAGGGAGCGGGAAGGCCGCTAGGCTGGGCCCATTGGTCCCCGCGTCAGCGGGGATGATCCGGATGTGCTGCGCCAATACGCCTGTATGGCTGGGTGTGCCTCGCGTCAGCGGGGATGAGCCTCGATGCGTCGGAGTTTGCGCGCGCGTCCGTGGTCGGCCCCGGGGTCTGCTGTTGTAGGCCCCGGGGTTTCGCCGTTTCTGGGCTCCTACCTGCGGGAATATCCCCATCTCACCCCCCATTGCATGACCGTCATACAGTGCTGTATGATGGACGTACACCAAGGGGGAGATGGTCCCCCACCCGAGATCGGAGCAGCGACGATGAGCTACCAGACCTGGCAGACCACCTCCACCGCCTACCAGGCGTACCTGGCCGCCGCCGAACGCTGTGACCGCGCCTTCCAGGAGGACACGATGACCGACCAGCCGACCATCACCGCCCGCGCGTGGACCCACCCGGGCACCGGCGAGATGCGCTACTACCTCGACGGCGAGAGCATCGCCGCGGCCGCGGGCATCGACTACCGCGCCCGCACCATCGCCGGTGAGACCGTCACCGCCCGGGACATGACGCAGGCCCGCCAGACCGTCGAGGACTCGAAATTCTGGACCGACGAGGACGGCGAGCTGCACTACCGCCTCGCCCGCAAGGCCGAGGGCACCTACGCCGCGCGCCTGGTCATCGACCGCGTCCGCGCCGCCCGGATCGTCAAGGCCGAGCAGCCCCAGCGCACCGAGCGCGCCAGCGCTCGCGGCACCGGCTGGTCGAAGTACTCCCGGCCCAGCAACGACAGCGGAGTCGGGGCCATGCTCGGCCGCCGCTCCCCCGCCCGCGGTACCGAGTGCCACTTCTGCGGCCTCGACGTCCGCACCTGCGACTGCCGCTAACCCGCCACGCTCCCGGGGCTGCGGCCCCGGGAGCCCTACCAATGGAGCGACCATGACCGACACCACCACCATTGCCGTCGACTGGCCGGCGCGGCTCCGCGCCGCCCGGGACGCCATCGCGGCCGCCCGCGCCGTCGAAGCCCAGACCATCCGCGACGCACACGGCGCCGGGATGCCCACTACGCAGATCGCCGACGCGCTCGGCGTCAAGAACCGCGGCCGCATCACCGAGATCATCGCGCGCGAGCCCGGCGAAGGCGAGCGCACCGAGCTGGCCCCGGTGGTCTACCTGCGCGGCGCCGGCGTCGGCGAGGCGGCCTGGGCGCGGGTCCGATCGGCGATGTGGCGCCGCGGCTGGGCGACCGAGTCGAACCGCACCCGCGCGTGGCACCTCGCCCGCGGCGGCGCCGAGGTCATCATGTGCGACTTCTCCGCGCGCGTCGGCGACGACTTCGTCGTGGTCGGGCCCGTCCAGGCCAAATACCGCGACGATGAGACCGAGCTGGCCCTGGAGCTGCCCGGCGAGCGCGAAGGGCGCCCGTACGGGACGTGGCGGCGCTCCCGGCCGCGCTGTGACGACCCGGCCGGGAGCGTCAGCCCCGGCGGGGGCCCGGCGCAGGTGACCGACGCCGAGGCGCTCGCCCGGCACGTGGCCGACGCGCTCGACGGCATCGACCCCGGCGGCTGGTAGCCAGACACGACGAAGCGCCCCCACCCGCCGTGAGGCAGGTGGGGGCGCGGTGCTTTCAAGGATAGGTCCTTCTGGGACCCATCTTCCTACTTGACGAGGTCGGGCGAGTCCTTCTCGCCGACACCGGCGGTCGCCATGGACGTCAGGTAGGACAGCAGCGCCCCGCCGAGGGCCACCCCGGCGGCGAGCTTCCAGTCCAGCGTGAACGCGTTCACGACGCCGTCGAGGGCGACCGCGCCGATGACGGCCTGCGCGGCGCTCTTGCCCGCGCGCTCGGTGGCTTTCTTCCAGAATCGCTTGGTGAACATGATCGTTCTCTCCTATCCGGTCTGCTGCATCAGGCCGATGATCAATGAAGCGACGGCGAGGACCGTCGCCGCCGACGGGATCGCCCACACCCGCTTTTCGAGCAGGCGGAGCCGGGACTCGTGGTCGGTGAGGGTCTCGCGGGCGGACTTGTCCTCGGCGGCCATGCGCGCCAGCTCGGCGTGCAGTCCCGCAAGTTCGGTGCGCAGCAGCAGCACCGAGTCGTAGATCTCCCTCGGGCCGATCTGCACCGGCCCGAGGGATTCAGGGGGCGGGAACGTCACGATCCGGCCCCGGTGAGGCGGGCGGCGATCTGGTCGACGACGGCGGCGGCGGCGAGTTCCCCGGACTGCGCGGCTTCGATCAGGGCCAGGATGTCGGCGCGCTCGGCGGCCGCCGCGGCGTCGCGTTCGGCGTCCTCGGCGGCGCGCTGGTCGATCCGGGCCAGGATCGCCTCGCCGTCGACGCCCTGCACGGCGTCGAGGAGCGCGGCGTCGCGCTGCTTGGCGGCGGCGAGCTCGGTCAGGATCTGATGCTCCGGGTTCGAGGACCGCAGATGCGCGTACGCGTCCCGGCCGGTGAGGTCCTCGTTCGTGTAGCGCCAGACTTCCAGCGCGACTTCCTTAGCTGTGGGCATGTCGTCCTCCAATGCGTCGATGGCCTCGGCGAGGCGGCCGGCCGAGACCGGGCCGTAGATGCCGTCGTCGTCGATGCCGGCGCGGCGTTGAAATTCCTTGAGCTGGGCCTCGGTGAGCGGCCCGAAGTCGTTGTCGACGTTGAGCCCGGCGTCGATGACGGCGTTGAGCGCGCGCTGTAGCTGCCCCACCCGGTGGCCCTCGTCGCCCTCTTCGAGGGACGGCGCGGGCGCGGTGAGGCCGCGTGGCGCCGCCCCGTGCCCGATCGAGGCGACGCCCCACGAGCTGGTGTCGTCGTAGTCGCGGGTCGAGCGGCCGTCGGGCCCGTCGCCGACGCTCACGTGCACGTGCGTCTTGTGCGCGTTGACGCCGCTGTACCGACGCCCCCTGAACCCGTATCGCCGCTGGTAGATCCTGCGGTTATAGATGACGTACCGCAGATTCGGGTGCGGGTTCGCGATCAGGTGCGCGACGAAACTCGACAGGTCCAGGCCGCCGTCGCCGAGGATGTCGAGCGCGCACACCACGTCACCGCGGACCGATGGGTTGTGGTCCGACCACGAGTCCTGGTGGTCCTCGTCGCCGATGTCCCACACGGTCGTACCGGGGTGCGCCGACTGGATCTCGGATTCGAGGCGTTGCAGGCTGCGGGCCAGTCTCCAGGCCATGAGGCCTCCTCTCGTCAGGGCACGGCCGGGCCGTGCCGGTGGTCAGGATTGGCGGCCGTAGAGGCGGTCGCATTGGATCCAGGCGCGTGTCGCGCCTCCGGTGCACCAGGCGTACAGGTCGAAGCCGACCGTGTCGCCGGGGTTGATGCCGTCCTCTTCGCCCCAGCCGGGGATAGCGACGGTCTCCTCCCCGGTCCCGGTCCCGGAGGCGGCCGTGACACCGTCAATGTCCAGGCGCCATTCGACGTTCCCGTCGCCGATCGTCGCCGTCGCGACGCCGATCGAGACGCGCGGATGCCAGATCGGGTTGAGGCCCTGCATGAGTTTCGTCGCGGAAGTGCTGGTCGTGGAGGGCCACAGCGACGCCGCCCCCTCCCCGACGCCCTCGGCCTCGAACGAGGGCACAAGCCGGTAAGGGAGGTACGGGCGGGCGAGCCCGACGCCGGTCAGGCCGTCGTTGCCGATGAGCTCTCGGCCTCCGCGGTCCAGCCACGACCAGTGCATCGAGCCCGGCGCCCCGAGCAGTCCCCCGGCGACCTCGCCGTCATCGAAGGAGAACACCCAAGTGGGCTGGCCCGCGGAATTCGGCCCGAAGTACAGCAGACCGACTGAGCCGGTCTCGTCGTGCATGATCAGCGACCCGCCGGAGATGGTGAGCGAGCCGCCCTCCAGCAGCCGGAGGCCCCGGGCGCCGATCGAGGCGTCCTCCAGCCGCCTGCCGGAGGTGAGGTTCCGCAGTTCGCGTTCGACCGCGGCCATGCGCCGTTGCAGGTCGCCGGTGAACATGCCGTCAGAGATGCCCATATCAGATCCTTAGGACGGGTTCGAAGGTGCCGGCGAGGGGGTCGAGGCGGTAGCCGACCATGCGGCCGGTGCCTCGCAGGCCGGTCGGGTGCATGTGGCCGACCAGGTCGTAGGCGACCGCATCGCCGAGGTTGAGGTCGATCCCGAGGCGGGCGGGCTCGATGTTCCACCGGGACGTGACGGCGAGGGTGGTAGTGCCGCCGTCGAGGCGCGCCAGCTCCGACGCCGCATGCGCGTTGAGCGTGGCGGTGTCTTTGATCGAGGAGGACGGCGACCAGCGGTGCTCGACACGAGGCACACCAGCGGCGAGAGCGAGATTGTTGCGCAGGTGCTGCGACTGCGGCCGGTCGACACCCTCACCCGAGGAGTAGGCGAGGACGTCGTTGGCGCCCATGCCTTTGCCGTAGTCGTGCGTGACCTCGTAGCGGGTGACCGCCTCCGACTCGGTCGCCAAAGGCCCCCTGGGGACGGTGGAGCCGAGCCGCTCAGCAGCCCGGAAGATCATCCGCACCGCCTGCTGCTTCGGTGTTTTCCAGTCGAGGTCGATGGTCCATTCCAGGCCCCGGTCGACGTCCATGAGCTCTTGGAGCCGCTGGTAGAAGGTGGCGTCCTCGTCGTCGAAATACTCGCGGTCGCGCAGCACACCGGTGGGGGGCGCGTCGATTTCGAGGTTGATGCCCTCGTTGTTGACCGCGTCGATGAGGGAGGCGGCGAGGGTCGCCTGGTCGACGCCGTCGAACGCCATGTCCTCTATAAACCGGCGGTCCAGGTAGGATTCGGGGGTGGCGCAGCCGAGGCTGATCGTCGCATCCGTCCCACCCCGCACTTTCCAGATGAGCCCGGCCCATTGGGGCAGGTCGTTGACGATGCATACGATCATCCGCGTCGGCAGCTGATCAGGCCCTACCGCCTGGTCAAGGAGCCCCCCGAGCGCCAGCGGGCCCGCGAGGGGCGCGGGGATGGTGAGCGTCGATGAGGTGTAGGCGCCCAGTGCCCGCGAGATCGCGCCCTTGACCCCGAGGTAGGCGACTTTGTTGCCGGTGGTGACGTCGCAGGCGATCCACTCCACGACCGAGCGGAGCACCGCCCGCCCGATCGGCGGCCCCGCCTCCGGTACTTCAGGGACGTACGGGGCATTGATGAACGTCCGGTAGACGTGCCAGATGCTGTCGGCCTCGGTGCGGAAAGCGCCGTACCAGACCCGCCACCCCGAAATGATCCCGTCGACCTCGGGCAGGAGCACGGCCCGGTACAGGGCCGTGTGCTCCCCGACCTGCACGCGCGGGACCACCGTCCGCCCCGAATTAGTCCAGGTGATCCCGTCAGCAGAGACGACCATGACCAGCTCGCCCGAGGCGCCCCCGATCAGCCGGTCGTTGATCAGCCCCACATATCCCCCGTCGACGGGGGTGATGCCGAGGTGCCAGGGCTGCCGGTCGGGCTGCATAGGCCCCATGTCGACCCCGGCCGGATCCCCCCACGGCCCCGCCGGATCCGCAGTGCCTTGGAGGCGGACGACCCGGTAGGGGGAGGGGACGATGTCGACCGCCCACATCACCCAGGCCCCGTCCTCGAGCGCGAAGCACGGCGACAGCAGCCGCAGCACGTGATGGTCGGAGGAGTAGACCAGGACCTTCGGAGTCCAGGTGCGGCCGTCGATGCTCGTCGAGTAGTAGATCTTCTCCTCAGCGCCTTCGGCGGCCCCGGACCCGTCGTAGGTCCGCCAGAACAAGTGCAAGGCCCCGTTGTAGTACTTGAGGTCAGGGTCCGAGTTGTAGGCACCCGGGGACCCCGGTTGATCGTCGATCGGGTTGGAGACGCCCGCAGGCACCACCCAGTGCACGCCGTCGAACGAGGCGACGATACAAGGATCCTCATAGGAGTCATCGCTGCCCGGGTAGGGCGTCATCGCCATCCAGTACGGGTAGCCGCCGAGCATATCGGGGCTGTACGCCACCGCCGGGTGTGTCGCTTGACCGTCGATGCCGTCCAGCGGTGTCGGGATCTGGAGACGGGCCCCGACCGGGCCCGAGACGAGCGTGGGATCCGGGAGCGCCATCAGCCGCTCACGTACTCCACGGTCAGGTACGCCGGCTCGTTCGCGTTCGCGTTGCACGAGAACGTGCCCGTGCCGAGGCGGCGCTCGGCGGTGGCCACGAACGTTTTCGACCCGGTAGCGGCGGCGGTCCAGTCCGCTTCGACCGTGATCCCGAAGTCCTGGTTGGCCATGGCCATGCGGAGGTGGTTGATCTGCCGGACGGTCCCGGAGATGCTGTCCTCACGCAGATACAGGCGCGCCACATCCTCAGCGACCGTCGAGGACACGTCCACAATCCACTTCAAATGGTACGTTTTCCCCGCCTCCACGGGCGCGGTCACCGAATCGATCACTACCGCCGAGGCGAACCCGATCGAGTTCATGGTGCGCTTACTGGTCGCGACCCGCCGCACCGACTGGAACGAGGCAGTGGAGGCGACCGGCGTATACGTCGAGCCCGCGTCCGTGTTGACCAGCAGGGTCTCGGTCGATGCGTCCCAGATCGGCATGCCCCGGTAGCCGTCGGCCGGGTAGTCGTCCTCCCCTGCGACGGGGACCAGGCCGCCGCGGGTACCGGTGAAGCGTGGCAGGGTCGGCTCGCCGGTGGAGCCTGCCCCGGCCTCCACGCGCCACGTAGACAAGCGCTCAGCGTTGCCCACCGGGTCGGGCTCGGTCGGGATCGACGCGGGCACACCTGCGGTGTAGATGACCTCCCCTTGTGCGAATCCCGAGGAATCCAGGGCGGTGTCCTGGATCCGCAAATCGAGGGCGTCGATGCGGGGCTGGGAGGGGTCGGCGGCGGTGACCGGTCCGGTCTCGGTCGCGTGCGGAACGAGGTACATGCGGCCGGTCGAATGCTGAACCACGGCCACGATGTCGGCGACGGTCCAGTTCATGCCCGACGTGGTCACATGCGCGCCCTCGTCGCCGTTCGGGAGGACGCCGGGCCGGGCCTGGAAGCCCCCGGCCGCGCCGCCGCGGGCGATGAGCCCGGAGAACGCGTCCCGGAGAGTCTGCGGGTCGAACAGGCCCGCGGTCTGATACACCTGGCATCCGCCGTCGGTCTCAAAGACCATGACCGGCGCGCCAGGGGCGGGGCGCAGCTGGAACGTGTCCGTCGCCGCGGCCGCGACGAAATAGGGGGCGTCCTCGACCAGGGCTGTTGCGCCACCGGCGAGGGCGGCGACGGTGACCTGCTGGCCGTCGACCAGGCCGTGCCCGGTGATCGTCAGCGTGTCGGGGGCGGTGACGGTCGCGGTCCCGACCGACGCGCCGCGAGTCGTGGTGACCCACAAGGGCGTAGACATGGGCATACCTCCTAGTAGGTGTCCCGGAAGCGGATATTCAGACGGGCGCCGGACTCGTACACGTCGGACTCGAAGCGGACGGTGCAATCGCCGGGGGGCAGCAGCGGCCAGTCGCCCCACTGGTCAGGCAGCCGCGACGTCGTCGAGTTGAGGAGAATGAGCTTGGTTTTCGTGTCGATATCGAGGTAGTCGTCCTCACCGAGCACCGTGTCCAGACGGAGGGTCTGCACGCTCGATGCGGTGATGACCGAGATGCGCGGCTCTACGACAGGCCCGGTGATCCGCAGCCCCAGCCGCGCCGGAGACTTCCCGGCGTTGACCAGGTCGACCTCGCCGTCGGCCACAACCGTGTTGATCCCGGTCGGCAGCCCGAACGGCGTTGCCAGGCCGCCGATGCGGTGGAGGAGGCCGATCTTGGCGACATGCTCGGCCGCGGAGTAGATCGTCGGGTCCGGGGCGAACAGCTCCGCCTCCACTTTCGCCTTCCCGGTGCGGCCGCGCTTGTTGATCAGCCGGACCTTTCGCGGCCGGACGTACATCAAGTACTCAGTTCCGGCGGCGTTCCAGGTGGCCTCGACTGCGGGGCTGGTACGCACCGGTGCGAGGGCGGCACCCAGTGCCCACCAGGCGTCCATGAGCTCAGCCCACGACCCGGTGTGGATACCCAGCCGCAGAGGAATGGTGGCTGGCTCGCGCCATTCGGCACCGGACCAGCCGCCGTCGCCCCACGGGACGGTCCCGACCTGGTCGGCCCTGGTCCCGCGGTCGAACGGCTCGAACTCGTTGACCCGGTACACGGTGCCGTGGTGAAGGAGCAGGGACGTGCCGTCGCTGCGGGTGATCTGGATCTGTCCCGGTTCCATCAGGCCACCCCCATCGCGTACTCGCGCTGCGTCGCATCGGTCAGGTTCGCGCCCAGGGAGACGTCCACACGGGTGCGGGCCTCGGCGAGCTCACGCAGCAGCTCCCGGTCGGTCTCGGACAGGGACGCGGTCGCGTCCACGCGCATCGTGTTCGAGGCGGCCGGTGCGGCGGCGGCGTCGACCATGAGCGGGATGTCGGAGGTGAGCCCTTCGAGGGAGCGGCGGATCGCGGGGATACCGTCGGCGATCCCGTCGGCGAAGCCGCCCATGACGAGGCGTCCGGCGGGGCGGAGAATGCTCGCGTCCCGCTCGGCCGGGCCTTTCCAGTCCGGGAGCATGTCGGTGAGGTTCGAGAGCTTGTCCTGCACCGAGTTCCACATGTCTTCGATGCCGTCGAGGAAGCCCTGGAGGAGGTCTCGCCCGGCGTCCGCCAGGAGCGAGCCGAGGTCGCCGAGGCCGTCCATGATCCGGTCCGGGAGGCCCTTCACCCAGTCGATGAGGTCCCAGAATTTATCGACCGCGCGGTCCTTGAGGTCCCCGATCCAGCCCGCGACGCGGCCGGGGAGCTGTTGCAGCCAGCCGACGATGTCGAGGAATTCGTTGATCCGGTCTTGCACGTAGGAGACGATCGACTGCCAGATGCCCTGGAGCCAGCCAACGAATTCCGTCCACTTTGAACTAAAGAATCCGATGAAGGATGAAATGCCCTCCTGCATCCATTCGACAAAGGACGCCCATTTCTCCTTCAGCCAGTCCCAAGCTTGCCCGATCGCAGCGGTGACCGAATCCCAGTTCATGACCAGGAGGATGATGATCGCGATCAATGCGACGATCGCCAGAATGATCCAGGTGATCGGGTTCGCGAACAACGCGGCATTCCACGCCCATTGGGCGATCGTGGCGACGATGAGGATCGCCCGCCAGACTTTGATCGCGCCGACGATGATGAGGATCGCCGACGCCAAGGGGATCAGCACGGGCGCGAGGTCGAGGACGAGCCCGACGATTTCGGCGAGCGGCGGCAGCAGATCGGAGGCAATCCGCAGGAAGTCGCCGAGCGCGTCGGCGACGGTGTCCACGTCGATGCGGGACAGGGCCTCCCCGATGCGGTCGACCACGTGCTCTAGGTCGGGGCCGACCTCCTCGGCGATGGTCGCGACCTTCGGGGCGAGCTGCGTCGCGAACACGTCGGCCAGCTCCAGCACGATCGGGATCACGGCGTCAGCGACGCGGCCCAGCGCATCGAAGAACGTGTTCAGGGCGGTCTGGCCCTCGGCGGAGTTGAAGAAGTCGGCGAGGCGCCCGGTCAGTTTCTCGACCGTGCCGAGCAGGCCGCCGGACTGCTCGTTGGCGGCCCCGAACACCGAAGAGAAGATCGACCCGACGTTGCCGATGATGCCGCCGATGGTCGACAGCGTGTCCTTCATCGTCTGGATCAGGTCCGCGAGGATCCCCGCGTCCTCCGCCTTCGCGATCCACTCGGCGAACCGGAAGCCCAGTTGCCCGGCGGCGGACCCGGCGTCGGTCAGCAGCGGCGAGAACGCGCCGATGAGGATCGCGATCCCCTCCAGCCACGGCCCCACACCCTGCGCGAACTTCGCGAGCCCGGCCGCGACGTCGTCAACGACGGTCCCGAACGTCTCGACGATCCGCTGGGAGCCGAGCGCCTCGGCGGCAGCCGAGACGACGTCGTTCCACCCCCCGGCGACCTTGCCCAGGCCGTCTTCGAGCAGCGGCAGCCACGTGGCGGCCAACTTCTCGATATCCCCGGCCAGGCCCTGCCAGAACGCCTCCTGCGCGGAGCGGACCACATCGTCCCAGGCGTCGGCCTGGTCCTGGAGCACCGACACGACATCAGCGGCGGCCGGGGAGAGCCGCTCCAGGGCCTCCTCGTCCCCGGCTATGGCGTCGCCCATGTCGGTGAACGCGAGCGTGACTGTCCCGATCGCGACCGCTGCACCAGCGGCGAAGGCGGGTACCGCAGCCGCGAGCCCGCCGACGGCGACCACGAGCTGAGACACCAGACCCAGCACCGGCCCGATCGCCGAGGCAGCACCGGCCGCGCCGGTCGCCAGCACACTGAACGCCGTGGCCTTCCCCAGCACCTTCAGCATGCCGGTCAGGCCGTCCATGCGCTCGGCGGTGTCGTCCATCTTCCTGTGGACACGGTCGATCGTCCGATTGAAGCCCTTGTCGTCGCCGTCGATGATCGCGTTCAATTCGCCCAGGTTCAGAGCCACGGCTCACCTCCCCTCATCTGCGGCGCCCACGCGGCACGTGCGGCATGGACGGTGCCTTGGGTTGTTTCTCGGGGGGCGCGAGCTTGCGCTGAATGCGGGATTCGCAGGTGAGGAGGCCGAGGAGGCGGCGCCTCAGCCACGGCCACGACCGCTGGTCGAGGATCCCGGAGGCGGTGTCGATGCCGTAGATCTCGTGCAGGTCGGCGTCGACCAGGTCCCAGTGGCGCCTTACGAGGTCGCCGAGGGTCGTCTCGGGGTCTTTGTACTCTTCGTAGAGGCCCGACGCTTCGTCGTACTCGCCGACGCCCCACTGGCCGAGCTCGGCGAGCCAGACGCGCGCTTCTTCGGGGCCGCCTTCTTGGCTCGGCGTTCGGCCCGGTTCGCTTTTGGGGTCCCGCCGGACTCCCACACCCTCCGGGCTCCGCTCACGCCGCTCAACACCCACGCATAGGCGATCTGGCCTACCAGCATGGCTTTGCGGTGGGGGACCTTGTCGGCCTCCATCGCGTCGTAGGTCGCGCCCAGGAGGGTCTCGTACAGGTCCTCTTCGGCCTCGTCGGACAGGTGGAGGTCGGCGTCGATGTCCTCGGCGTCCTCCCCGGCGTCGAGGCGGCGTTTCGCCTCGGTGGCCTTGTCGGTCAGGCGGTGCACCCACCGGCCGGTACCCGCCGAGACGTCGTCGACGACGTACTCGCGGGGCCCTGCCTTGAGGTCGAGGAGGACCACGAGGTTGCCGTCGTCGTCCTCCCACACGTGCTGTTCAGCGTCGCTCACGACAGGCCCCTAAGCGGTGTAGGTGTAGGCGTCGGTGCCGGTGGTGGAGGCGCCGTTGGTGGTGGTCACGACGACATCGACCGCGCCCGCACTGCCCGCGGGGGTGATCGCCGAGATCTTCGTGTCCGAGATGACGGCGAAGTCCTCGGCGGCGACCGCATCGAAGGTCACCGCGGAAGCGCCGGTGAAGTGCGCGCCGGTGATGGTGACCAGCTCGCCCCCGGCCGCCGCGCCCGACGACGGGCTGGCAGTCGAGACGATCGGGACCGGCGAGGCGTTGACCGGGTTCGCGATGGTGACCAGCGCCGGAGACGTCGCCGAGGGCGTGACGGTGATGGAGACGCGCTCCAGGTCGGCCATGCCGCCCCCGTCGGGCGCCCACGTGATCAGCCCGTACCCCTCGTACGCCTCCACCGAGCCGTTCTTGTCGAACCAGCGCATGTGGATGACGCCGTCCTCGGGGTCGATCGCTGTCGCCGCGAGCCGCAGCTTCGCGTGCACGGCGTTCTCGACGTGCGTCGAGGTGTCCTTGCGGTGCGAGATGTTCCCCTCGATGCCCCACACGAGCATCGTGCGCGTGGAGCCGCCCCACCCGTCGGACTCGTAATCGTTGTCCTCCTGGTCGGTCGGCTCGGTGCTCGGGGTGAACTCCTGGAGACCGACGACGGTCTGCCAGTCCTCCACGGCGGCGGTGCCCATGTTGATCTGCCAGCGCCATTTGCGCTGCAACGCTGTTGCCTCAGTCATGAGGTGCTCCTATTCGGTGAGCAGCGCGGACGTGCGCTGCGCTTGGATGTCGTAGTTGTCGGACCGCTCATGCCGCCCGTTGCCGTCGACGCCCATCGGGGTGCCGTTGATGTGGTTGATCTGCGAGACCGTGACCTGCCCGAACGTGACGAAGGCGAGGCCGTCGAGGGCGTCGCGGGCGTCGGAGGCGAGGTCGATCGCCGAGACCGGGTCGTTGCGCGCGCCCCGGCAGCGGACCTGCACGCGCGGGGTGACATCCCCTGCACTGTTGCCCCCCGCGGGGTCGTAGTCGGTCAAGACGATGCACCGGTCAGGGCCGGTGGCCCCGCCGGGCGGCATGTAGGCAATGAACACCCCGACCTCATCGGTCGTGTAGAGCCCGTCGGGGCGCCAGACGCCGACACCCGCAGCAGCGAGAGTCTCGGCGATCCCGACGAGGAGGTCACTTGTCCAGGACACGGGCCACCTCCCCGCAGTCCATACAGGCGCGGATCGCGCCGAGGCGGATGATGTTCGGCACCCGGTGGCCGGGAGTCGCGGGCAGGCCGTACACGGTGTAGGAGACCGCCGAAGGGAGCGCGCAGGCGTCGCACCACGCGCCCGTGCGGGCACGGCCGAGGACCGGGTAAAGCGTGAGATGGGTGGACGGCATCAGCCGCGCAGGCTCCGACGGATCTGGGCGGCGATGATCGCTGCGATGGTCTTCGCCTCGGTGTGCATCGGCTGCTCGAGGTATTTCGCCTGGCCCTTTTTCGGGTGGTGGTAGTCGAGCTCTTCATGCTGGCGGACCGCGTACGGCGTATCGAACGACACGGCGGCCGTGCCAGCGGACTCGTCCACGCTGGCCGTCCCGGAGTCCTCGAGGATCGCATCGCGCAGCGGCACGAGCGGCAGCGCGGCACCGAGGAGATGCTCGGCGCTCAAGCGCAGGCCCCTGTTGCGGCCCTCGCGCTCGCGGCGCTTGACCTCGTCGCCGTTCCAGGTGAACCGAACAGCCATCACCGCACCTCCTTCACTCGAACGCCACTTGCAGGTGCGAGGGGAGCGGGAGCGTCTGGCCGTCGAGGTGGGAGACGGCGACCACTTCCGTGACCTTCCCCGAGGGGAGCGTGCCCTTCGACAGCTCGGGCACGTCGGCGCCCAAGTCGCAGTGCAGCTGCGTCGAGGAGACGACCTCGGCGCCGTCCTTGTTCCGGACGACCTTCCGCGTCTCCTCAAGCCACCCCTGCACCGGCATGGCCTGGCCGTACTGCTTACGGCCGTACCCGTCGGTGCCGAGATACGGCTCGATGGACACGGTGTGCTGCTTCCACATCGACAGGAGCCCGGTCACCGCGTCCACGGCTCCCTGTTGGTGAGGTTCTGGCGCCGGAGGATCTGGAGTACGCGCGGGGCGTAGGCGATCCCGCCAACCCGCACCTCGGGCGCGGCCTTCTGGCGGGTGATCGAGGCGGACCCGATCGACGCCGACGACACGCCCGCCGGGAGTTCCCCCTCGGCGAGCCCTGCGGCCGGGTCAATCCCGTAGGAGGTCTGCGCGATCGTCGCGTCCCGCAGCGCCTCGGCGGTGTCGGTGTCGGTCGGCTGGCCGTCGTCGTCGACGTCGTAGACCGCGGTGACGATCAGGTCGTCGATGTCGCGCGAGGCGATGGCGAGCCGGTCGTCGATGTCCTCAGGCGCGGTAGCCCTCCCGTAGGGAGAGGCCCCGTATTCCTCGGCTGTCGCATAGACCGGCTGCGCCATCGCTACTCGCCCCCGTCGCCCTCGGAGCCGTCGAGGTCGCCCTCGTCGTCGCCCTCGGAGCCGTCGGCCTGGTCCTCGTCGCCCTCGCCGTCGGCCTCGGGGGCGTCGGGGAGGGCCTGAAGGTCGGCAACGGTCATCGCGCCCACGGCTCCGTCGGTGAGGCCGTGGACGTGGACCGCCCACGCGACCCACGGCGCCCGCGGCGCCGACTTCGCGGGCCGCTTCGACGGGTCGACGGGGGCCGACTCGACGGCCGAGGACCCATCGACCCATACGACAGCGCCGGAGCGCGCCAGGGTGGCGAGCTCCTCAGCGGGGATGTCCTCGGGGAGGCGGGCGCCGGCCGGGAAGTCGACGCTCGCCCGCCCGGGGCCGATACGGGTTTCGGCGGTCACGTAGCCGCGCTGCACTTCATAGGGAGGCATGAGTCACCTACGCCTTCAGGTTCACGATCTTGCCGTGCGCCATCTCGTTACCGGGCATGAGACCGACCTCGCCGTAGAGCTGGGTCTTCTCGTTCGCGCCGGTCTTGGCGAGCGCCTCGGCGAAGAAGTGGCCCTTGCCGGGGGTCTCCCGGTACACGGGCATGCACTGCTCCATGGAGACGATCGCGAGCTGCGAGGCGGGCATGTGCCGGTTGAGCATGACGTTCAACGGCCCGAAATCGGTGTTGATCCGGTCGACGGTCACGCCGCCGACGTTGCCCTGGAGCTCCTTGGTGACGTACCCCTCGGAGCTGTAGGCGGCGGTGACGGCGCGCTTGAGACCAGAGTTGACCATGATCGTTGCGGTCGCGTTCTCCTGGATGCCGCCGTTGTCGTAGGCGAGCTGGCACACCGAGTCGACGTGGTCCTTGGTGAGGGTCACGGTCACCTTCGTCCAGGACACCGAGCCGTCGGCGGTGATGTCGACCGCGGGGCCGTTCTTGACCGCCGAGACCTTGAACACGCCCGTGGTGAGCCCGTCCTCCAGGACGTAGTAGGTGGTGCCGACGGTCAGCGGGGCCGCGGCGGAGGCGGTCATGACGATCTGGTCCCCGGCGGTGAGGCCGTGCGTGGTCAGGGTGATCAGGTCCGTGGACTCGGCGGCGGCGCCGGTCTGCGCTGCCTCGGCGTCGAGGGTGATCACGTTCGAGGTGATCGCGGCGAGCAGGCCCCGGGTCTTGCGCGGGGTCGTGTTGTCGGTCGGCTTCTGGTAGGTGCCGCGGATGAACGAGTATTCGATGTCGCGGACCATTTCCTTCAGCTTCTGCTCCACCTGCCAGTCCAGCTCGTTCGTGACCGGGTTCGTCGCGTTGTTGTTGACGCCGGCCTTCTGCTGGTCGGCGGCGAGCTTGCTGTAGGACACGCCCACCGAGTCGTGCTGGATCTGCACGATGTTGGTGCGGTTCGCGCGGACCCGGTTGGTCGGGGTCGGCGCGTCGGCGCCCTCAAGGGCGACGTTCTGGCCCGCGGACCGCAGGTCGAAGTCCTGCCACTCGAACTCGTCCGAGGAGGTCTGGCCGCCGCCGGACAGGCCCCCGATCGCCGAGAAGAACGGCGTGTCGCCGGGGGTGAGCTGGTGGAGGATGCCGGTGTAATTGGGCAGGTTGTAGACGGTGCCCAAGCCTGTGATCTTTCCCGCCATGGCGGAAGTCTCCTTACTGGATCATGGGCACCACGGGTGCCCTGGTTACTGCCCGCCCTGGTTGGCGAACTTCTGGTTCTGGAGGCGGATGACCTCGCGGGCGTCGCCCTTCTTCTGCGCCTCGGCGATCTGCGCGTCAAGCGACGCCGGGGGCAGGTTGGGGCCGCCGCCGAAGTCGCCGCCGGAGCGGTGGGCGCCAGCGCCGGGCTGGGCCTTGAACTTCGGGTTTGCGGTGACGAACTCGGTCACGTGCGCTTCGAGCTTCTGGCCGAAGTCGGCCCCGACGTGATCGGTGTCGAGCTCGGCGAGCGAGTCGAGGAACGCAACGGAGTCGAGCAGTCCGTCGGCGTCGACGCCGAGCCGGGGCGCGGCGCGGAGGAGCTTGTTCTCCACGACGGTCTCCCACTCGCGTGCGCGCATCTGGTCGACTTGCGCGGACAGCTTGTCGGGGTCGACGGCTTCGGAGCCGTCGGCATTGAGGCCGTATGCCTTGAGGACCGCATCGCGCTGCGAGGCCGCCGCCTGGGCGTCCTTCTGCGCGGTTTGGTACTTGGTCCGGTAGTCCGCCTCTTTCGTGCGGCCCTTGGTGATGAGGTCCTGCGCCCACTGGGGGAGCGAGGACACGTCCTGCGGGCCGTCCGGCGCCTGGCCGGGATCGGTCGCGGGATCGGTGGTGGTTCCCTGCTGCGGGGACGCTTCCGGCGCCTGGCCGGTCGGTCCCGCGTCGGTTGGCGCGCCTGGCGCCTGCGACGGCTGGGTCATTGGTTGGGTCCTTTCGGAACACCCGGCCGCACACCGCGGCCGGGAGACTAGTAGTCGCCCTTGAGCGACGTGATCAGCGTCGACGCCTGCTGTTTGGTGAGCTTGGCGACGCCCGCGCGCGTGGTCGGCATGCCGCCGATGAACCCGCCGCCTTCGCCGGAGCGGCGGCGCTGGCGCATCAGCGACATGATGTAGTCGACCTGGCGGGGCGTGGCCTGGCCGGTCATCTGCTGCGGCTGGGCGCCTTTGTCCATCTGTTGCCGGAACTGGCGGCGGCGCTCGGCGATGTCCTTGTCGTGCTGCTCGGCCGCCCGTTTGATATGCGGGTCGAGGGCGCGGTCGACTTGACGGGCGGCATCGATACTGGGCATGACCCATGTTTTGGTCTGCCGGTCGAATTTGCCGCCGAGGCGTTTAGCGAGGGCTCGCGCGTCGTCGTGCTCGAACGGGATGTTGACGTTCTTGGGGCGGGTGATACCGCCGATGCGCGGGGCTCGGCCGTCGCGGTTCCGGTCGGCCCGGGCTCGGTCCCTGGTGCTCGGTTTGCTGGCGGTGGGGTTGGCCCGTTTCCCGTCGGCGCCTTTCGGGCGGATCTTGCCGTCCTCGGACATGCGGGCGAACGCGGCCCGCTTGGCCTTGAGTGGCAGTTCTAGGAAGTCGAACGCCATGGTTGCCTCCTCACCTTGCGGTGCCGATCTGCTCGCGGTGCGGCTGGCGCTGCGGGCCGGTTTCGGCGACGTGAGCCCGGATCTGGGCTTGCTTGGCGCGGATCTTCTTGCCGAAGGCGGTCTTCGCGGCGGGGTCGATGACGGCGGCCTCTTGGCGTTTGAGCGCGCGCAGTTCGCGTTCCAGGCGGCGGAGCTTCTGCCGGGCGTGGTCGCCCTCGGGGTCGGCGGTGTGCGTCGGGACCTTCGTGACCCCAGGCAGGTACATTGATATACGATGGCGACAGTTGGACACGACTAGTCCGCCTGCCACATACCAGCCATCCCCTGTCTGAAGGTTGTAGACATGCCCCGCAAAATCCCTGACGTCGACCTTGACGACGTCATCCGCCGTTACCTCGCTGGCGAGAGCCCGCACAAGATTGCGCCCACCATCGGCGTCAGCCCCGCGTGGGTCAGCAAGCGGCTCAAAGCCGCTGGCGTCTCCCGGTCGCCCCTCGAAGCCCGACGGCTGTCCGCTGAGCAGCAGGTCTCCTCTGGCGAGGGATGGGCCGTCGATGCCATCCGGATGCACCTCGAAGGCGTCCCTCAGTCCGAGATCGCCAAGCGCGTCAACCGGTCCCAGTCCACCGTCAGCAGCGTCTTGCTGCGGCGCGGCTACCGCACCGACCGTGGCGAGGCTGAGCGCCGGAAGTGGCAGTCCATGACGGCAGAGCAGCGAGCCGCTCAAGTCGCCGCCGCCCACGAATCCGTGCGCGGCATGGCCCGAACTCTCGACGATCTCGAACGCCGTGCCCTCGGGAAGGAGCGCGCTCGTTCTCACGCCACCCTCGAAGAGCTCGAACTCGCCGAGCATCTCGACAGTCTCGGCGTTGACTGCATCCCGCAGAAAGCCATCGGCAAGTACAACATCGACATCGGAGCCGATCCCGTCGCCGTGGAATTGTTCGGGGGCAACTGGCACGCGGACGGGCGGCATCTGGCTCGACTCCCGCAGCGCGTTGAAGATCTCGCCGATGCTGGCTGGAACCTCATGGTCGTCTGGTGTGCTCAGGGCCGGGGTCTCGACATCCGCGCAGTAGCGCAGGACGTGATCGCCTTCCGTGATCTCGCCCGCCGGGACCCAGCCTTTCGGCGTCAGTATCGGGTGGTTTGGGGTGACGGGGAGTTCATCGCCACCGGCTGTGTGGATGACGACGAGCGGACCCTCATACCAGCGAGCATCAGCCGCTCGAACACCGCTGGGCGCTGAAACGGCCACCTCGGCGGGGAAGCAGTTCGGGTGCATCAGTCCGGCGGCGATGGCTTCGCCGACGGTGGCCTTGACGTCGATGGTGAGCATGTTGAAGTCCTCGATCGCGTGCTCCTCCACACGAGGACCGGCCGGGCCGGAGATCGACAGGACCTGGCCCTCCCAGGGGCGGCAGCGTTTACACTCTTCGGGGGCGTTGGAGACGATCACCAGGTCGGCGCCGGCTTGGGTGATCCGGTCGAGGTGGCCCTCGATGCCGGCTTGTGCGACGGCGGTGCGGGTCGCCATCTCCACGTAGCTCGCGAGCTCCCAGTTGCGGCCGCGCTTGTCGGTGAACCCGGCGACGCCCTTCGACAGCAGGTGCTCCCATGCGACCTGTGCGGCCCTGAGCCTGGTTTTCGTGCCCGCGAGGACGTCGAACACGGGCTGGCCCATGACCTCGCGGTAGGCGTCGTCTTGCCACCGGAGGACGTGCAGGTGCGTGGAGGACATCCGCTGCGTGAGCTCCCGGGCGAGGACCATGATCGAGTCGATGCCGGGCAGGTCGGCCCGGAGTGCGGCGACGGCCTCAGCCAGGCGCATCTCGCGGCGGCGGGCGATCCCGAATAGCCGGGTGATGGCGGCGGCGACACGGGAGCGGCGGGCGAGCCAGTCGACCCACCGTTCACCGGAGAGCCGGGCCATCTCGTCGACAGCGGCGGAAGCGCCGCGCGCGTACGCGGTCATGAGCGCGCGTTCGGCCTCGACGGCGTGGCGGCCTGACAGCTCGGCCAGGACCGCCTCGGACTGGCGCCGGAGCGATGCGAGCGCGGTGAGGCGGTTGTCCGAGGAGGTAGTGATGTCGGTCCGGATGCGGCGGGCGAGGTTCTGCGCGAGGCGGGTCTCGGCGTCGCGGTACAGGGCCGCGAGGTTGGCCGCGAGGCCCTCGGCGAGCGTGCGCGAGACGGGCATTACGCCGCCTCGGTCGCCTCAGGCTCGCTCGCCTGCTCCTCGTCGGCCTCGGTGTCCTCGGGTTGCTCGTCGCCGAAGGACCCGCCGGTGAACTCGCTGGGGTCCTCGGCCTGGCCGATCGCGTACTCCTCCTTGAGCCGCTCCACTTCGGCTTCGACCTGCTTCGCTTTCCAGTCAGGGTGCAGGCGGCGGGCCTTCTCTTCAAGGGAGATCGCGCGCGCGGATTCGAGGTTGGCGAGGGTGCGCGATTCGGTCTCGGGGTCGACGGCTACGGCAGGGGGCCATTCGATGAGGGGCCGCTGCGGAACGATCTTGGTGTTGAACTGGTGGGCGTCGACGGCGAGGAGGGCTTCGAGGATCGCGGGCAGCTCCACACCCCAGTATCGGGCCTTCCTGCCCGTGGTCACGTGGGACTTGCGTTCGTCGGCGTTGACCTCGGTGGCGGTGACAGCCTGGCCGCCGTCGGTGAGGCCGAACGTGGCCGCCGAATACCCGGCGGAGGCGACGATGTCGCGCTTGATCTGGTTCACGGTCTCTTGGTGCTCGGCCCAGCGGATCGGGAACTGCACTTGCGTGATGTCGGTCTTCTCGTCGTCGCCGCCCGCGTTGACGCCCTCATAGAGTTCCCGGTCGAGGTCGAAGGCGGCGCCTTGTCCGGCGCCGAGGTTCTGAAGGTAGTCGGCGGGGACGATCAGGCGGGCCTTGCCGAGTTCGACGTCGCGGGCCCATGAGGAGTAGGTGAGGTCGAGGAAGTCGAGGAGGTCTTCGGTGCCGGAGTAGTCGGAGGCGCCGAGCGCGGAGGCGTCGGGGAGTCCTCTCCAGATCCGGTTGGGCCGCATGTTGGGGACGTAGACCGCGGTAAGTCCGGCGTGGCCGGTGTCGATCTCGTCGCCCCAGTCGATCGAGGACGCGAGACCAGAGGTTTCGGGGAAGTCGGTGAGGGCGGCGAGGTTCCCGAGGCTCGCGAGGCCGCCGTCATAGACGCCGTGGCGGATGATCCCCCGCGGTGTCTCGCCGGTCCGGTCGACTTCGTGGCGTTCGAGGTGGCGGACCACGCGGTTGCCGTTGACGAGGATCGACCGCCAGAACGTGACGGCCCACAGGCGGCCGTACCGCCATTCGGGGACGGCGGCGTCAGGGTGGACAGCAGCGATCCACGGCCGGTCCGGCTCAACCTCCTTGTCCCACACGACACGCAGGTACACCCCGCCCATCGCGGCGGCGATCTCGGCGGCTTCCAGGAACGCGGCTATGGCGCCGTCGTCGATCAGTTCGTCGAGGCGGGTCTGCGTGGGGTCCTCGGCTTCGTCGTCGACATCCCCGCCTTCGCCCTGCTCGCCCTCGTCGGGCTCTGTGCCGGGTTCGTCGACGTGTATGCGAATCTTCGGCGGGTCGGAGAACAGCAGATCGGCGGAGGTCGCGGCGACGTCCCCGGCGAGGGGCACGTGCACCCGCTGGCGGGGCCGAGACTCGCTCTCGGTGTTCCCCCAGAACCAGCGCCTGACGGTGGTGACGAGTCGACCGAGGAAGGTGCGGCGGGTCTGCGGTGTGGCGGCGCCTTCGTAGACGGCGGCGAGCTGCTCGGGGTCGCCGGAGTGCCACGCGGACCATTCGGCGTACTTGGCGTACACCGGCTTGAGGTGCTCGGGCGGCCAGGTCTCTTCGGTTCCACCAGTCGGGAGCGGCATAGGTGTCTCCCTTCTATGCGGCGAGGACGTAGGGGCGCCACAGGCGCCGGGTGGTGAAGATGGCGTACCGGCTCGCGTCGATGCCGTGGTCATCGAGTTTGATCGGGGCGTCTTCGCCGAGGAGGGCCTTGTCGGGGTCCCACGTGTAGCCGGGGATCTCGTCGAGCAGGTGCGTACAGGAGGCGTGGATCTTCAACTTGTCGGTGGCGAACAGGGACGACATGGTGCGGATGCCTTCGATCACCGAGTTGTTGCCCGGCCTGGTGGGGCGGCCGTCGGCCCGGAGCTGCTCGCGGAAGTCCCGGGCGGCGGGGTCGACGACCACCCATGTGGGCTGCTCGGGCTGCTTCGCGAGCCATGCCCGGATGCGCTTGGAGTACTCCACGGGCGAGAGCGATCCGAGCTGGATGCGGGAGTCGTAGCGCCACTCGGAGGTCACATAGAGCCGGTTGTCGTCGCCGAGGCCGAGCATGACCGCGTGCGTGGGGTTGGTGGTGCCGTAGTCGATCCCGGCGGCGAGGTAGCGGCGGATCGCGGGCAGTGTGGGCACGACGTGCCTGGTTTCGTCGAAGGCGTCGAATATGGCGCCGTCGGCCATGACCCACAGGCCCTGGATGAACCGCTTGTACCACAGGCCCACGTATTCGGCTTTGAGGTTGGCGACATAGGCGGGGTCGAGGCCGGGGTTGTCGTCGAGCGTGAAATGCCATGTGGCGAGGTCGAGCTCTGCGGCGCGGAGGATGAACTTCTTGCGGAGCCAGTGCGCCGGGGAGTCCGGGTTGGTGGTGGCGAGGAGCCGCGCGCCGGGGACCGAGAGGCGGGCCAACAGTTGGTTCCAGAACGACTCGGGAACCAGGGTGGCTTCGTCGACGTACGCGAGGTAGACGGTCGCGCCCCTGATGCGGCCTTCGGCGCGGGCGTCGGAGGCGCCGATGAGGTGGACGGTGCGGCCGAGGATGACCGCGGTGGTGGCGCCGCGCGTGTGGTGGACGTGGTCGGCGACGGTCCCGAAGATCGTCCGGTCCTGCAACGGGTCGAGGATGTTCCGCTCGATGGTCTGGAGGGTGCGGCCGACGCATAGAACCAATCCGGAGTCGGGCGCTTCGGCCACGGCCATCAGGAACGCGAGGAGGCTCGCGATCGTTTTACCCGACCTGACTGCCCCCGTCCAGCATGAAATTCTGGCCTGCTTCGACTCGACGATCGACTGGATCTGCTTGGGCGACAGCGGGAGGCTGTCAATCATGCTCACTCCAGTCTGGCGAGAAGCACCTCCAGCAAGGGGCGGTCTTTCTTGGCCGAGTTGCAGGATTGGCAGGCAGGTGCGAGGTTGGTCCAGCGGTCGGAGCCGCCGTGCATGACCGGGCGGATGTGGTCGATTGCCTCGCTTGGACCTCCGCAGTACACGCACGGGTCGGTGGCGATGAGCGCCCGGTATTCCTTAGCGCGGCGTCGGCATTCGTCGGTCATGCCTGCGTTGTTGGCGGCCAGGCGTTCGCGCCGGAGGAGGGCCCATCCGCGCGGGCCGTCGGCGGCGCAGTTGGGGCAGTAGTGGTACGAGCCAGTCTTGCCGAGCGTTCGCGTGAAGACGGTCCCGCATCGGCGGCAGGGGATCTCGGGCTCGGGAGCGCCGCGACGCAGGGTGGCCTTGTAGTGGCCGATGCAGTAGCCCTTGCCGGAGTGTTTCGCGGTGCACCCGTCGACGGTGCACTGTTCACGGAAGGTCGCGATGGTCTTGAGCGGGTCTCCAGTGCGGCGGAGCCGTTGGGCGTGCACCCCGCAGTAGCCGCCCGCGTGGTACGGAGCCTCGCATCCGTCGACTGCACACCCGGCGGCCTTCCCTGCCCCCTGCGGAGGGGCGTCGAAGGGAATCCCTTTGCGCTGGCGCTTGTAGTGCATGGAGCACATGCCCTTGGCGGCGTAGGGTCGTTCGCACTCGTCAACGGAGCAGGAGCGCTCGGCCTTCCATATGCGCTGGTAGTGCATTCCGCACATGCCGCGCCGGGAGGCGGCGGGGCGATCGCATTCGGGCACGGAGCATGTAGATTGGGGCATGTCGGCCTGCTTTCATCAGGTCGTCCACGACCCGGGAGTGTTACCAGCACTCGCCGGGTCCTTTGCTGTCGATTATTCCTCGGGGGTACGACAGTTCTGTTCGTACATCGCGCTGAGCGCCTTGTCGAGTGAGCCCAGAAGCGATTTCGTGGCGTCGGCGCCGGAGTCGTTGTCGGTCACGCGCTCGGCGGCGGTCGTGTAGGAGGAGACGGCGGCGGCGAGGTCGCGCTCGTCGCGGGCGGGTGGGTGCTCGGTCTCGACGGTCACCACGGCGCCGTTCGGGGCGACTTGCTTCGAGCTGTAGGTGTCGGCGTCGAGCCGGTCGAGGACCTTGTGCGCGCGGCGGAGGGTGCGCTCGGCCAGGCGGGCGCGGAGTTCGCGGATGTCGGCGAGCCTCGCGCGCGTCGCGTGGACGGTCTTGGAACGGTCCAGCGCGAGCCCTGCGTCTTTGGCGATGCGGGAGACGCTGGCGTGTCCGACGCCGTGCCGTTCGGCGATGTCGCGCGTGGAGCCGTTCTCGGCTTGGAGGTCGGCCAGGATCGCCGCTCGGGTCTGGTCGTCGATGCGGGGAGGCATGGGCACCTCCCCGTGGGCTTACTGGGTGATCTTGGCGACCGCAGCCCGGTAGGTGGCTTCGTCGATGGTGCCGTTCTGGCGCATCTGGCCGAGTTGGGCGAGCTGTTCGGGGATGGAGGGCCCGGCAGCTTGCGGCGCTTGGACGGGCGCGTGGGCGACGGTGGCTTGGTGCATCCTCATGCGGATGATCCGCTCCAACTCCGCGGGGTCGCCGTCGACGATGCCGCGAATCGAGAGGGTGTGCTCGGTGGAGTGGATCTTGAAGTTCTTGCCGCCGACGGTTCTACCGGCTTCGACGGATCCAATGGAGCCGTAGGAGACGGCCTGGAACTCGTCGCCGCCCAACTTCTTGACGAACAGGACGACTCTGCCGGTGGTGGCGGCGAGGACGCCGAGGCGGGGGACCGACTGGTGGAACACTTCGGATTCGGCGAGGCCGCACGCGGAGGCTACGACGTGTTCGCCGGGTTCGAGGTGGGGCTGGAGCTGTGAGAGGAGCTTTTCGAGTTTCTTACCCATCGGCCCAGGGTACCGGTGTTCGGCAATGTGGACATCCCCCGAACGGGCGCGGGGGAGGCCTGGGTGTGCCTCCCCCGCTGGTACCCCTACCCCGGAAAGGATGACGGGCCGGGTGCCAATGCTCCCGACCCTAGTGAACGTATGTTCTCACATCGAACTTAATCGTGTCAAGACGGGGGCGGTAGTCGCCTGAACCGGCGCTCGATGCGCCAAGCCCATTCGCTGAAGCGGTCGAAGGCGACGATGAACGGCCATGCCATCCACGCCGCGGCGTCCTGGAGTGCGCCAATCGTGGCCTCAAGCGCGGCCCCGGTCTTCGCGAGTCCGATCCACCAGGCCCATATGAGGCGGTCGATCCAGGTGAAGCCCTGTGGTGTCACGGCCGCCACTCCTCGCGCCAGTCGGGATCGTCGGCGTAGGCGGCGGCGAGGTGGCGAAGGTCCGGGCACGGGGCGTCCTCCTCGTCGAGGTCGTGCCTTGGGGCGTCGCAGTCCACATCCCATTGGCAGGCGGTGCAGAGCTGGCTCTCGTAATCGTCGCTGGGGCGGTGCCGCTTGATGATCGCCCGCTTGGCTTCGACCTCGCGGAGGACACGGGCCGGGTCGAATCGGGCGATGTGCTCGCCGTACGAGTCGGTCATGTGGATCTCGCGGGAGTCGGCCGGGTCGTCGCGGCGGGTGGCGACGTTCCACCTGCCGTGCGTGGCGCGCACGGCGAATGCGTCGCGATCATATACCCAGGTCTCTCGGTCGCCCCCGACGGTCGGCGGCATGCCCGCGTTGCGCGCGATCTGCTCGTCCTCGTCGAGGCGGGCGGCGATGAACTCGGTGATGGTCGGGGCGGTCATCGGAGCCGCTCCAATCCGGTTGCGGCGTACAGGGCGGCCCGCTGCTCGTCGGTCATCGCGTCGAAGGAGACGAAGAACCGAGGCTCCAGGGTGATGCCCCCGTCGTGGACTTCGTAGCCGGGGTCGGCGAGCACCCGGTCGGTGGGGATGCCGAACGCTTGGAGTGCGGCGGCCATCTTCTCGTTGTACTCGTGATTCATCATGCTGCGGTCTCCTTCTCGGCCGACTTCGCGGCCTTCAGTATGGCTTGCTGGATGTCGAGGTCGTGGAGGCGGCGGGCGTCGCCGAGGCGGTAGAGGGGGCGGCCTCGCTGGTCGCGGTCGACGGGCCGGAGTTTCCCCCATTGGACTCGGTTGGTGATCCATTTCTCGGGGCGGATGATGAGCCTGCCGTCGGGGTAGCGGTCGCCGAGGGCGGTGAGGATGCGGGCGAGGCGGGCGGCACCGAAGCGCCTCTGGTCGGCGCGGGCGAGGAGCTGGTCTCGGCGTTTGGCGACGTCGTAGGCGGTGCGGCAGGCGGGGCATTTGGTCCAGGGCGCCTCGGGGTGTGCCCGTAGTTCGCCGTCGCAGTCGTCGGCGTCGCAGGTGCCGAGCGCGATCATCGGGGGTGGGGTGTCGATGGCGCGGGCGAGGTCGACCGCTACCCGGCCGATGTCGTCGAAGCATTCCGGGCCCCACTCTTGGCGTGCGATCCACCCGGTGACGCCTCGGATGAACCGGGCGATCTCGGCGAGGTCGTCGTCTGGTTCTTGGAAGCCGCGCTCGTCGATGATGACCCGTGCCCACGTGGTAAGGGTGTTCCTCAGGCGGTGGCCGACGTCGGAGGCGCGGAGGTTGATCGGGAGGGGTGCCTCGTCGGTGGCGTGTCGGCCGCTGCCGGGGGCGGTGACGCGGTCCTGTCGGGTGAGGGTGACGTCGAGGTCGTCTACGTCCTCGGCGATGGAGTCCAGGTTCTCCTCGGTCTGGTGGACGCATGGGGTGCAGCAGTGGGCGCCGTCGGCGACGGGACGGGCGCAGCGGCGGCAAGTGGTGGTGTTCTCGGTGCTCATGGTTCCCCCTGGTTTGAGTGTTTCAGACATGCGAGGGGCGCCCCTGGCATGTTTATTCGTCTCATTCGGGTGTCGGATGGGAGGTCGCCTACGGCTGGATGAGGCGGGCGGCGGCCTGGTCGATCTCGTCGGCGCGGTCGCGGAGCCTTCGGGATTCCTCATGCAGCCGCGCGGCCTCGGCAGCGGGGTCGGCGCAGGTGTACATGACCCCGGGGCTTCCGTCGCACCGGTTGGCCTCCTTGTCGAGGTGGTACTTGATCAGGGGGCCGCGGCGCGTCCAGATGTCCTCGGCGAGGTACAGCTTCCCGGGGATGCGCCCCTTGGGGCTCCACAGGCGCACCATGTCGCCGTCGCGCGGGCCGCCGCTGATGTAGGCGTCACGGGTGCTGGCGCTCCCCCACCGCTGGTCGGACGGGTCATCGATCACCTGGACTCCGCCCGCGCCCTTGGCGGTGTCGCCGATGTGCCTGAACTTGGCGCTCATGTCGTTCCTTTCGGGTGTGCCGGCCCCGCGGGGTGCGGGGCCGGCGGATCGGTCAGGTGCGGGCGAACGCGGCGAGGCGGTGCTCGGCGACGTGCTCGGTCGCGGCCTTGTGGAGGGCGGGCAGGTTGAGGCACCAGACCCGGCCGTCTCCGTGGCGGAAGATGTGACCGCCGGGGCCGCTGCCGTCGCATTCGGCGACCCAGGCGCGGCCGTCGTCGTCGATCTGCTGGCGGATCTTCACGCGGCAGTGCCGGTCACACCCGGTCTTCGGCGCGCACCCGCAGGGGGCGGGCAGGTTCTTCGACTGTTCGAGCATCAGGCCGGAGGCGCGGCGGATCATGTCGCGGGCGATCTCCGACGGGGTGCGGCCCGTGTACTCGGGGAGGGGGCGGGCGCCTTCGCCGGTGACGAGCTGGGCGAGTCCTTCGCTGTTGAGGTCACGCATCGGCCTGGCCCTCCTCGTCGACCCGGCGGGCCTCACGGGCCCTCTTGGCGACGTCCCGCCACGCTTCCCCGAGCTGGCGGAAGGAGGCGCCGAGGCGCTCGGCGGCGGCCTTCAGCTCGTCTCGCTGACGCTCGCGCACTGCGCGCTCGTAGGTCGCGCGGGCGGCGATCCAGTCGGCGGCGGCCTGGATGCCGCGGATGACGTCGGCCTCGCCGTGCGGCCAGTCGCGGCGGGCGCCGGTGGTGAGGTCGTCGGCCCACTGGTGGAGGGCCTCGGCGGTCCGGTCGAGGGTGAGGCGTTCGGTGTCGCCGGGGGCGGCGACGTCGAGGGCGGGCGGGGCGGCCTCCTCGCCTCCGGTCTCGCCGAGGGCGCGGGCGGTCGCGCACGGCCACGGGACGGCGTACCCGTCGAGGGGACCGCACCCGTGGCAGGCGGTCCGGATCGCGCCCCAGGCGACGTCGCCGTGGTGGCCCATAGGGGTGTGTCCCTCGTCGGCGGTGACGGGGTAGTGGATCGCTCGGACGGCGTCGAGCCGGGCGGCCAGGGCGTCCCGCTCATCTGAGGAGCGGTCGGCTGCCTCCACGAGCGCCGAGTTCGCGAGCCTGGTCGCATCCCGCTCGGTGCGGGCGTCGCCGAGGTCGTCCATGTGCTCCCCGAGACGGCGGTGCAGGTCGGCGTTCCTGGCATGGAGCTGGTCGACCCACCGCACCAGCGACACGATCCGAGGCCCAGGGTCCCGCGTATCGGGGGAGGCCACGGTCGGGAAGATGCCCTCCGGATAGTGCTGCTCGACGAGGGCCATGAGCCCGTCCCAGGTGTGGTGGAAGGCGACCTCGCCGCGGGCCTCGTCCAAAGCGGCGGAGAGCTGCTTGGTGTGGTCGTTGTAGGCGTTGCCGACAGCGATGGTGTGGCTCATGCGGCGCCTGTGCAGCTCGTCGGCCTGTTCGGCGTTCACCTCGCGGAGCCGATCGACCTCGGCGAGGAGGACGTCGATGTCCTTCAGCTCGTCGGGGTCGACGACATGGACCGCACGCCAGAGCTGGGCGTGCGAGCGGATATCCTCCAGCGCTTTGTCGGACAGCGGTGTGGTGTCGGTGTTCTCGCGGGCGGCGAGCCCTTCGGGGGTCTGGTCGGTCATCGGGTGGCGTCCTCTCGGTGCTGGGCGAGGTCTGCGACCAGGCCGCGGGCTTTCTCTTCGGGTAGGTCCAGCGGGCCCTTCAGGAACTCGTAATAGGCGGAGTCGAGCCGGGCCGCTGCGGCGACGTTCATGACGTTCATGACGTGGTCGTGCGCATCGACCGGTTCCCACTGCGTGAGCGGGTGCCCGTCGACGTCGATGCGGACGTACGGGCGGCGGTCGCGCTGCGAGATGAGCGGGACCGCGCGGACGCCGTCGGCGAGGTCGAGGCCCTTCCATGCCTTGCCCATGAGGTCGCCGACCGTCGGGGCGGCGTTGTCCTCGTCGACGCCGATCGTGGTGAGCTGCCGCAGGACGGCCGCGGCGTACTCTGCGGTGCTGATCGCGCCGGTGACGTCGCGGGCGTAGGCCCGTGCGAGGGGCGCGTTGAGCGAGATGGAGCGGTCCGGCGTGTAGTGGATCGCCACGGTGTAGGCCCCATCGGGCAGCGGCTCGGATTCGACCCAGATGGCGTTGGTGTAGTCGGGTTCGGTGGTCATGTGTGCCTTTCGGGTAGGGCGGCGGCCGGGGGCACCGGCCGCCGCCGGGGGGATCAGGACTCGGCGAACTCGCCGCGCGCGGCGGCCTTCAGACCGTCAGCGATCGCCTTCAGCTCGTGGCGCAGCTCGGTCTGCGTCAGCGACGGCTCGGACAGGACCCGGTCGGCGTAGTGCGACCAGTGCCGGGCGGCCACGGCGAGGTGTGCGGCCTTGACGGCGTTCACCTCGCCCGCGGTGGCCGCGAGGGTGGATTCGGAGAGTTCGAGTTCGCCGTGCTCGTTGAGGGTGCCGGAGGCGGTGCGCTGGGTGTAGAGCGCGAGGAGTGCCTCCCGGACGGCGTCTTCCTGCTTGTCGTCGGCGACTTCCAGGTGGGCGACTTGGAGCTTGACGGAGGCCGTGCCGTCGGAGTCGGGGGCCGGTTCGGTGCGTTCGATGTGGCGGAGCTCGACGATGCCGACGACGCGCAGGCCCGGCTTGGCGTAGATCGCGGGGACGTGGGGCTCCAGGCCCGCTTCGGCGGGGGCGCCGAGTTTGGTAGCGAGTTTCGCTGTGGTCACGGTGTGTCCTTTCGGGTTGGGTTAGAGCGGGGTTCGGGTGGTCGGGTAGGGGCCGCGGCGGAGGCGGCGCTTGAACTTCTTGCGCCAGCGGGTCTCGCGCCAGTCGTAGAGGCGTCTGCGCCACCACGGCAGGGCCGCGTAGGTCTCGGCGGCCTCCGCTTCGTCGCGGGCGATGTCGGCCCGTATGCGGGCGCTGGCGAGGGCGTGGAGGCTGTAGTGGGTCGCGTCGCGCCCGTGATCGGCAGCCTCGGCGAGGTAGGCGGCGGCCTCGATGTCAGCGAGGGCCTCGGCGCAGTCGCCGGGGTGGACGTCGGCGCCGCCGGTGGGGTGTCCGCAGATGCAGCAGTAGGTCATCGGTCGCTCCTTTCGGGGAGGTGCTTGAACTTGTCGACCAGGACGGCCGGGTCGACGTCGGTGATGTCGGCGAGGGGTCGGGGGCGGTCGCGGTCGCGCTTGTAGGCGCGGGCGACCTCGCGGGCCCTGCGGAGCGTTTCGGACACGCCCGGCTCGGGTTCGGGTTCGATCACGCGGCGGTGCTCGGCGATGGCCTTGCGGCACATCTCGGCGCCGCGGTGGGCTCGTTCGGCGCGCTCGTTCACTTGGCCCTCCTGCGGTCGGGGCCGTCGAGGACGACCAGGCGGCAGGACTCGGCCAGGCGGGAGGCGATCCGGTCGCCGAGCGCGTGCTTCAGCTCGGCGGGCGGCAAGTTCGTGGTGAAGATCGAGGGCCGCATGTCGTCGTAGCGGCCCGACAGGATCCGGTAGGTGGTCTCTTCGACGAACTCTGAGTTCTTGGCGGCGCCGAGGTCGTCGACCAGGAGCATGTCGACGCGGCGGTAGGTCTCCATGACCGCTTCGGTGTCGACGCCGGTGCGGGGCCGCAGGGAGGCGTACAGGTCGGCCGAGGTGACCGCCTCCCACGAGGGGCCGGGCACCCGGTTGATGAACCGCGGGTGCTGGCGGACGGTCGTAGCGGCCTCGCGGAGCGCGGCGTACGCCTGCCAGGTCTTCCCGACGCCGACGGCCCCGGCGAGCAGCAGCGAGGGCGCGGCCTCGGGGTCGGCCCGCCAGGTCTCGACCCAGTCCTTGACGTCCGGGTGGTCGACGGCGGCCGCGGCGAAGCGGCGGGGGAACCGGTCGTCGCAGTCGGCGGCGAGCCGGGCGGCGCCCCACATCCGGAGTCCGGCGGCGTCGCGGGCCTCCAGGAGCTCATCGAAACATTCCTGGCAGGCGACGGCGGGCTGACGGGGGTGCGTGGGGCATTGGGTGTCGGTCATCAGATGCTCCCTTGGTGGTAGGCGGACCGGTCAGGGTCCTGGTACGGCTGGTGGACGTTGCGGCCTTGGCGCTCAGGAAGCGAGCCGTTCTCCCACGAACCGGCGTTGAGCCAGGACGTCGGGAGCTTCGTGTACTTCGGGTCGCGGTTGGGGTCGTCGCGGTAGCGCTGGGCGCCGGCGATGATGTCGGCCGCCTCGGTGTCCTTGACCGCGGACTTCCACGCCGACCACGCTTTCTTCTTGTCGTCCTTGCGCGGGTAGGCCGCCCAGAACTCGCCGAAGGCGGGATCGTCGTAGCGATTGCGCTTCGACTTGACAGGCTCGGGCGGTTCCGGCGCGTCGATCGGCAGCGGCTCGGAGAGCCGCGGTGGGTTCTGATGGGAAAGGGTGGGTAGGTGGGTATCTTTTCCGTCCGGCTCCCGGACTAGGTCTGGTCCGGCTCCCGGACTACCCCCGTCCGGCTCCCGGACTAGGTCTGGTCCGGCTCCCGGACTAGGAGCCGTCGTGTCCTGGTCCGGCTCCCGGACTAGTCCGGCTCCCGGACTAGAAGAACCGGGCGGAACGGACACGTCCTTCTTCGTGGGTTTCACGCCCGCCTTGGGGTCGCCAACGGCCAGCGCATACCGGGTTCTCACTCCCGAACGCGCCTCGGCCACGGTCGGGCGGTCGCGCTTAACCCAGCCGCCAGCCTCCAGATCGTTGAGGCGGTCGGCGACAGTGCCGCGGCCGAGGCCGGTTCGGTTCACCAGGTCGGTCAGCGAGGGCGTGAACCGCGCGGGGATCACTCCATCCAGTCCCGCGCCGTCGAGGAAGACGAGCATGATCAACCGCATCGGCGGCGGCATCTTGGACGCCAGTACCGCCTTCGCGATCTCCCACTTCAACTCCACTCAGACCTCCCTCACGCGGATCACGGCGCCGGGCGCGGCGAGCGCGTCGGGGTCGGCCGGGTCGAGGACGTAGACCTTCTCCAGGCGCCCATAGGCGACGACTCGGGCGTCATCAGCCCACACGCCAGCGGTCGTGAGGGCGTCCTCAGTCGCCCGGCACAGCTTCGAGAGGTCCGGGACGCGGTAGGGGCGCGCCGAGGCGTACCGGGCCTTCAGGACGCCCTCGTTGCGCCCGGTCCCGTAGTGCGAGCGCGGCCGGGGCATCGTGAACACCATGTCGGCGATGAGCGGGCCGTCGAGCGGGACGGCCGGGAGGTGATCGGCGGCGGCGGCCACGACCGCGGCCCGCCACGGCTTGACCTTCCGAGAGGACTCGACGAGGATCACGGACCCGTTGCGGCGGCGGCCCTTCGGCGATTTACTGCCCTGCGGGCCAGGGAGGCCGTAGGCGACGAACGCGACGGGGTAATCCACGGTCCACCGCCCTCCTGTGCCCGATGTGGAAATTGCGACAGTCAGGCTCGGGGCACCGGTACGTCTTCCAGTCCGAGAGCTGCTCGCCGTTGAGCTGGCACGTGGCGCGTTTCGCGGCGTTCGCGGTCTGGCGGTTCTCGTAGGAGCGTTTCCCGCTGGTCGGGCAGGTGGAGAGGTAGCGCTGACGAGAGGTCATGCCGCACCGTCCCGCGGCTCGTAGTCGCGGCAGGCGGGCCAGCCGGACCGCAGGTCGGTGGCCTCGGAGTGCGCGCACCGCGGCCACACCTCCCGGTATCCGGCCCCGTCTGGGACACGGACGGCCCCGACGTCGCACTTGGGGTAGGCGCGGCGGTGATGGTGCGGGCGGGCCTTGTGCGCGCACGTCCCGCACGTGCCTGTCCCCGCAGGGGCGAGCGGGATGCGTTCGGGCCGCTCGCCGACGCCCGACAGCGGGTGGAGTCCCGCGCGGATCTTGTCGGCCTGCCGCTCATACAGGGGCACCGTCCGGCGCGCGGCCGGGACGGGCACGATGCCCGCCTCGGCCGCGTCGAACAGGGGCTCAGGGGCGCTCATGAGGCGGCCTTCGCTTTCTGGCGCGCCCGGTGGCGCCGCCCGCCTTCGGCCGCGCACGCGCGGCACACCCGCTGGCCGTTGTAGCCGCTGATGCGCGTGTTCTCAGGCGTGAACTCGTGCCCCCACTTGCAGTGCGTTTTAGCGGCGTTGGCCCTGCCCAGGTCCGTTGTGGCGCCGCGGCGCATGTAGGCCCGGCTGCTGCTGCTCCTGCCACCCCAGATGCCATCCAGGTCAGGGATGGCGAGGGCGTACTCCAGGCAGGTCCGTTGGACCGGGCATTCCGAGCAGATCTCCTTGGCGGGCCCGGCCAGCTCGGCCCGGTCGGGGAAGAACAGCTCCGGATCGGCGCCGCGGCACGCGGCCTGGAGCCTCCACTCCTCATCCATCGAGCGCCCCCTCGGTGATCTCGGCCCAGGCCCAGCCGCCCTCGTCGTCGAGCAGCAGCGGGCCCATGTGGGTCTGGACAGGGATGGCGTGCTCGTCGTCCCAGGACCGGACCGACCAGCCCTTCAGGCACGCCTCGTCGGGGTGGGCGTGGATGTAGCCGTGGCATCCGGTCGTCCCGGAACCGCACACGTCGAGCCCGTTCGCGGCGCTCCAGGGGCCGCCTTGCGAGCGGTTCTTGCGGTGCTGGTAGTTGGTGGCGCGGGCGGCGCCGCAGACCTCGCAGACGCCGCCCGAGCGCTCCCTGACCAGCTGGCGGGCGCGCTTCTCACTCACCGGTGCCCCCGGCGAGCTCCAGCAGCCCGGAGGAGGCCAGCAGGCCGTGCATCCGCTCCCGAGCCTCGGGCGTCGGCCGCGCCGAGACGTAGGCCGATCCGGTCTTGATCTCCACGCCGGGGATGACCTCACCGGTGGCGACGTCGACCGGCTCGCCCGCTTTCTTCGCGGCGTTCAGCAGCCGCAGCCGGACGTCGGGGTCGACGGTGCGCACGATCGCGTCGGGGTAGGTCTTCTCGACCCAGTCGGCGAAGGCGTCCTCGTCGACCACGGTGGCCGAGACGCGCCCGGCGCCCTTGGAGACGACGCCGAGCTTGACGTCGTCGACGTCCTTGACGGTCACCCGGTCGGCGCCGGACGCCTCGAACTCGTCCATGAGTCCGGCCTTCGCGGCCTTCTCGATGTCCTTGAGCTCGTCGGCGATGAGCTTCGCCGCGAGGGCTTTCTGCGCGAGGTCTTTCACTGCTGGGCTCCTGTCTCGATCAGCTCGCCCTCCAAGGCGGCCGGGGTGTCCTGCGGGGTGGTCTCGGTGGCGTCCTGCACGTCGGGGTCGGGCGGCAGCTCGGGGGCGCGCTCGCCAGCGCGGGCGCGCAGCCAGTTCGCCTCGGCCTCGTCGATCGCCCCCGCCTTGAAGGCGTCGACGACGCGGGACCACACTCGGCCCGCTGCGCCCTGGTGCGCGGCGGCGTTGACCGACGCCATGAGCCCTTGGGCCTCGGCCCCGGGGTGGAACTCGGGGGCGGCGACTGGGGCGTCTTCGCTCTCGCGGATGTAGTCGCCCTCATCGGGGATCAGGGACCACTTCACGACCGCCTCGGCGGCGCCGTTGTTGTACAGCGACAGCCCGAACTGGTCGCCGAGATTGACCGCGCACCGCTTGATCGCCTGCGACATCGCCGTTTTCAGGGCCATGTCGTGCGCATCCCCGACTGACGGCTGGTTGATGGCGTCCCCGGCGGCGCCGTCGTCGTAGGCGGCGATCACCTCGCCGGTCTCGTCCTTGAGGATCAGGCGGCCGGTCACTCGGTAGACGACCGTGTGCAGGTACGCCATGTACTGGCGGCCGTCCTTGTCCTTCTTCGGCCGCTCGGTCACGCTGGTGTGCACCAGCTCGGTCTCCATGACCTGGAAGTCCCAGCCGCCGAGCCCGAAGATGCGGATCAGGTAGCGGCGGACGTCCCACGCTTCGAGGTGGGCCATGCCGCGGAGCATCTGCACCCGGCCCTCGTTGATCGGCGAGAGGAGCGCGGCGCGCTGCTTGTCGGTGAGGCTCGCCATCAGAAAGGCACCTCGGCGTTCTTGGGGGTGAACCCGTCGGCCTCGTACTCGGTCTGCCCGCGCTCGGCCCAGCCGCGGACGAGCGCGCGGGCGTCGAGCTGGTCGAGCGCGATCCCGTCGAGCCAGTCCTCGAAGAGCGTCTCGGCGATGCTGGCGAGGTCTTCGCCCTCGGGGCAGGGCAGGCCCTCGTCGTCGCAGGCGGGGCCGATGTAGTGCGCGGCCAGCAGGGCGCGGACGGCCTGCTCGGCGCGGTCGGCCCGCTCGGTGGCGGCACGGCGGGCCGCGTCGGCGAACGCCTCGCGCTGCTCGGCGCGCTCGGCGGCGGCGCGGGCGATGCTCGCCTCGTCGTCGAGGTGGACGTCCAGTGCGGCGATGGCGTCGAGCTGGACGTCGGACAGGGGACGGGTGGTGGTGTCGGTCATGGCTACTGGGCTCCTTCGGTGGAGGCGGCCGCGAGCGCGGCGCGGTGGCGGGCGGTCTCGGCGTCGATGCGCCGACGGATGAACTCCACGCCAGAGGGCCGGACGTAGAGCGTGTAGTGCGAGCAGGCGCCCCACGTGTGGTCGACGACCTTCTCGACGGGCTTGAAGTGCTGGGCGTGCGCGGCGTACACGTCGTACTGCGCGGTCCCGCACGGCGCCTGGCGGTAGAAGATGATCTTCTGATCGAGCAGGAACCGGCGCAGGTCCTTCTCCTTGAGGCCCAGCAGCTTCGCGACCTGGCGGACGAGCCGGTCGCCCTTGTCGGCGGCGAGGTAGGCGTCGTGCGCGAGCGCCTTCGGCTCCATCTCCTTGCGGGCGGCCTCGGAGGCGATCAGGTCCCGCGCGGTCTTGGCGGCCATCTCGGCGAGCGCCAGCACGCCCTCAGGTGTGGTGAGGTCGGGCAGCAGCCGGGCGGGTGCCACTTCGGCCTCGCGGGTCTTGATCGCGAAGTACGCCTGCGCGGCAGCCACTTCGGGCTTGTTCGGGTCGCCGTTCATGGCGACGAGGTAGGCGGCGAAGCGGGTCAGGCGGAAGTCCTCGCGTGGTCGGCCGCCGGTGCCTTCTTCGGTGACCACCGAAAAAGCCTGGTCGGCGTCGTGGCCGGAGTTCTTCGCGGACTGGTAGGCGCGCTCCACGATGCGGCGGAAGTCCTCCCATCGTGCGTACTGCATGACGGACTGGAGGTCGCGGCCCATCCAGTGCTCGCCGCGCTCGTCGGTGCGGGCGATCTGGTCGAAGGGGGACAGGCCCCCGATCATCTCGGGGAGCATCTACTCGGCCTCGCCTTCGGCGGCGGCGCGGGAGCACGGGCGGTTGACGCCGCCCCCGCCGGTCTCGTGCCGCTCGTGGAGCATGTTGTGGCGGCCGCCCTCTCCCATGCACTCGGGGCAGCGGCCGGGCTCGTCTTCGCCCCCGGCGTGGACGGGCGGCTCGATCAGGTTCAGGGCGTACTCGGCGTACGACCGGAGGCGATCGGCGCGGATGGCGATCGTCTCCAGGCACCGGACGGCGTCGTTGACGCGCTCCATCTCGGCGCTCACCACGGCAGGGTGTTCGTCCTCGTCGATGCCGTTCATGTAGTCGATGACGGCCGACTCGCGCAGGCGGGCGACCGCCTCATCGATGGGCATGAGTTCCTCGAACTCGCCGAAGCCGTCCAGGGCCCGGTTCAGGACGTCGTTCAGGTACCGCTGTTCGTCCTTCATCTGGCCGGCCCAGTGGGCGGCGCGGGCGAGGTCGATCAGGCGGTGGGTGAGCACGTCGGACCCGGCGATCAGATCGGGATTGGTGGTCATGTCTCCTCTTTCGGGTGGTGGTGCGGGGCGCGGCGTGCGCGCCCCGCAGGGCTACGTCTGGTTGGGCCAGTTCTCGGCGACGATCGCGTGGAACTGGCGGTTCATCTCGGTGAACTCGGCGGCGGTCATGTGGTGGATCTCGCGGACCGCGCGGGGCCGGTCGACGATGTCGAGCGGCTCGGTGGCCTCGGCGAGCGCGGCGAGGTCGGCGTCGACCTCGCCCCGACACAGCCGGTCGGCCAGGTCGCCGGAGGCGGCGCACTGGGGGGCCTGGCGGTCGGCCCGGGTGTCGGCGGCCAGCGAGCAGACGACCCAGACGATGACCGCGAGAGCGGCCAGGCCCACCAGTGAGGCGGCGGCGATGACGATGTAGGGCGTGCTCACTGGGACCTCCAGTCCTCGCGCGGCCAGGCGGCCGTGCTGTCGTCGTGCAGCACGGCCGCCAGGCGGCGCCTGGGCGCCCGGTGCGACCGGGGCGCGATCAGGCGGCCGTCCTGGTCGATCACGACCGGCTCGGGCTCAGGGGCGGGCGCATCGGTGAGGTGGTCGGCGAGGACCCACGCGCCGATCCAGACGACGGCGAGCAGCGCCAGCGCGGCGACGATCACGGGGCCGGTCACAGCGCACCCCCCTCGTCCAGGTGGGACATGACCTCGTCGAACTGCGCGGCGGCCTCCACCTGGGCGTCGGAGTCGGCCACGGCCAGCGCGAGAGCGCGCAGCTGCTGCGCGGCCGGGATCAACTCGTCGAGGACGGCGGCGATCTGCGCGGCCTGGGCGGCATCGTCGATCAGGTGGATACGGGAGTGCAGGACCCGGGAGCCGGACACGACGATCTGCGTCAGCTCGACCGGGGAGAGAATGCGATCGGTGGTCAT